GTGCAATGACTGGGCCACACCGCACATCTCGACTTAGGTGACGTTCAGGACGCGGAAAGCGGCGTCGTTGACGGAGTCACCGCCGACCCGGAAGTGGGCGTACCAGCCGGACTCGCCGGTCGGGCGGCCGTTGGCGCCGAACACGTGCGGGATGTAGGACAAGGTGGTGCCCAGCCGGTCCACGACCACATAGTTCATGAAGTCGCCGAACAGCAGCACCAGGTTGTCCGCGCTGGTATTGATCACCCCGTCCATGGCCTCCGACACGTAGTCCGGGCGGCCCAGCAGGTCGGACTTGCGCCCCTCGGCGAGGTAGCCCCACAGGGAAGCCCCACCAGCGGTGTCGAACTGACGCATCTTGTTGTAGATGGCGCGGTGAGCCAGCCACGACCCGTTCGCCGCGTAGCGCGCGGGCAGTGCCGAATCCAGCGCGTACACGTCGCCCACGGCGAATGTGTCCGTCGCCGCTGACGGCACCACCGAGGATCCACCGGTGAGGGCGGTGATGATGCCCGTCGGCTGACCGACGCCCGAACCGGTGACGAAAGCCACCGACTCCATGCGGTCCTTCTCGAACGCGATCATGGACGCGATCTCGTTGGCCAGGTTGGCGGTGTCCTGCTGCACCTCGAACGACGCCTGAACGAACACGTCGCCCTTGTGCACCGGGATGGCCGGCTGAGAGAAGCTCGGCGAGTCATCCGAGACCTCGGCGGCTTCCGCGTCCCACGAGCCGGTCACGCCGGCCGAGGAAATGCCGTGCCACACGTCGCCGGTGGCGGTGACCACGCGGGCGATCTGCCGGACCTGGTTCACCGAACCATTGGCGGTCAGGATCACCGACGGGTCGAGCTGGAACGGCACCAGGAACCCACCGGCGCTGTCGGTGAGGCTCATCGCGCGCTCGTAGGTGCCGACCTCGCTGGGCAGCAGGGTTCCCAGTTGCCCCTTGGAGCGAACGAGCTTCGTGAACACGTTCATGTACTCCGGAGAGGTCGTCGAGAGCACCAGGTTTGAGATCGGCGACCGGTTCTCGTCGTCACGCTCCACCAGGCGGGTGGCGACCTCGCGCACCTTGTCGTCGGCGTGGGCCATCCGCTCGATCGCGTCGCACGCCCGCGCGCGCATCTCCGAGGAGTTGCCGCGGCCGTACCGCATTTCGGAGGTGTCCCAGGGGTTCTTGTACTTGCCGGTGAGGCTGACGCCCTGAGCGGGGCCGTCGACGATGACGGCGCCCCGGGTTTCCGGTGCACCGCTGTCGCCGGCCGGCTCGCCTGCGGCGCGGACCTCGTCGAGTGCCGCGTCGTGCTCGAGGTCCAGGCGGTGCGCGTGCACCGAGCGGAACTCCTCGAGGAGCTTCGGCACCTGGGCGTGATCCTCCGCGGTCTTGTCCTTCTTGCCCTTCAGCCGCTCCAGTTCGTCCTGGATGTCCTTCTCGCGGTGCAGGGCCTGCTGATGAGTCAGTTCGACAGACATGTCACAGTCCTTTCATGGGTGGGGTTGATTCCCGCGCAGTCCGAACCTGGGCGAGCGCATCCGTGAACAGCCGCTCCTCGGCGACTCTCAGGGATTCGTCGACCTCGTCGGTCGGTGCGGGGTCGGTGGGATTCGACTCGTGCTCCCCGGCTTCAGGTGAAGTGGGTTGCGGCTCGTCGGTGTCCTCATCCGAGTGCTCAACGGCCCCACCGGGGGTGTCTTGCGGCTCATCATCGGACTCGCCCCGTTCAGGGGCGCTGTCTACCGCGTCTGCACGCAGCAGAAGTTCTGCGAGCCGGGTGCGCTGCTCTGGCTCGTTGAGTCGGTCGGCGTCGATCGAGACGACACCCGAAGATCGGACGCTTGCGGAAGTGTCGGAGTAGGCCGGCCACACTACGGGGCCTACCTCGGCTACCTTGACCTCTTTGAGGGTACGCAGCAGCACACCGCGATTGCCCGTCCAGAGGGCTTCCTCGACATCGTCGGTCTTGACGATCTTGCCTTCGGCGTCGCGCCATTCGTCTCGAACCACCGAGAACCGGAAGCTCATTCCGTCGATCGCTCCCGTCGAGATGGCCTCGCGGATCAGGTCGATCAAGATGTGCCGGCCGAGACGCGCCGACACGTACAGTCCGCGGTCGTCCTCATGGATGTCTTCGATGACACCGATGGGCACGCTGCCGATCAGTGAGTGGTGCCCGTGATCGAATTGGAACTTTGGGGTGCGCTCGCGCAGCGACTTGCGGAACGCGCCGGGTGCGATCTGCTCGTCGAAGGTGCCTTCCCATGAGTCGATTCGGGTGGGCGAGTTGAACACCGCGCCGTATCCCTCGAAGGTCAGTCCGTCTGCTTCGCTTTCGCCCTCGCGGGTGAGCGTGAAGGGCACGGAGCGGCAGACGTCATCCCGCGGGGGTGTTTTCGAGGCTTGTGCTGCCGTCACCGTTCCTCCTTATGAGCGTGAGTGGTGGCGCATTGTTGGTTTCGCTAGACGCTTGAGCAGGCTGACCGGGCGGCAGGAGTTGAACACTGGTCAAGCCGGAATCGACCAGCAGGTTGATGTCACCGGAATCGACTGCCTTGACCGCCGATTCCTTCGTGAACCCCTGCGTCACATAGGACGCGATCGTGGCCGCCTTGACGGCTGCGATGTTCGCCGCGTCCGCCTCGTCCTCGCGCAGGAACGGCACATCGGAGGCGTCATACCAAAGGCGGGCAGAACTGTTCGGTGGAGGGACTACCCGCTCCAGGGAGCCTGAGATGTTCTGCCAGAGCGGGTGCGCGGTGCCGTCAGCCAGTCGCCGGCGAGCCTGCCCGTAGTTGGAGTAGGTTGCGGCAGCTAGCCCTTCAGAGAGGCCGACGATCACCGGCGGCACACCCGCCGCCGCGGCGATCCGGGTCTCCCCGCCGCCGCGTACGTTCTTGAAGTCGATGTCCTTGAGGTTGGAGCCGACGACAGTCGCGTCGGCGCCAGGGTAGAGATTCAGGTTCTTGTAGGCATTCTCAACACCGCCATGCTTGGAGTTGAGCTCCTCGTCCCACTTCTTCACTGCACCCTGGTCGGCTCCAGGGGTGTGCTTGATGATCATGTTGACCGTCGCGCCCCGGTCGAAAAACTTCCGCTGGTGCCGCGTCATCGCGTGATCGGCCTGAATCTCGCGCAAGATCGGCGTCAGCCAAGACATGCCCGTGAACACGGCCAGCGGGTCAGGGATCGGCGCGAAGTGCGCTACCTCATCGACAGTGAAAGGCACGCCTTCGTTCTGGGATTGGGAGCCGCCCTCGGTGTAGAGGTAGCCCAGCTTCTCCCATCCGACCTGACCGTTCCCGCGGCTCTGCCGAGCGTTCTGCATGGTGCGTGGCCGGCCGATGATCTGCACCCAATCGGGCCGCAGCCGAACAAGCTCGTCGTCCTGGCGCACCCAGTACGAGTTACCGGCAAGGTCGGCGTCCTGAATCATCCGCGACAGCAGATCCTGGGTGGTGCCGCCCGGCCACGGCCGCTCCAGAAGCCGCAGCGTCTGGTCGCCGAACATGTCCGACGGCTTACCCTTCAGGAAATTCTGAAACTGGAACCGGACGCTCGAGAACACGAGCTGCCGCACCAACATGCACGCAAACACCACGCCGTTCGACGCATACGCCTGCGACGCCAACCCCTGAAAGTTATCGGTCGGCCGCTCGGTCCCGGTGCCCGCCAACGTCTGCATCAACGACGGCGTCTGATACCCCAGCCCCGACTGCATATACAGGCTGACCATCTGGCCGTACTCATCGAGGTTCATCCGCTCGGGATCGCGGCCAGTGAGCTTGTCGATGAACCTCACGGGCTTTTGCCATCGTCATACAGGGCCACCGCAGACCCGACCAGACACAGCGTCCCACCCGCGATCAGCGCCCATCCGAGCCCGCTCAGCACGGCGACACCGGCAACGACGAGCGCCGCCCCGATGACGGCCAGTGCCAGCACAGCCCGAACAAGTGTTGTCACAAGACTCCCGAATCCTCGCGGACCCGTCAGGTCCAGAATGGTTCCCACACCTCAACGGCGGGCTGACTGCCGAACTCGATGAATCCGTGCAGCGCGAGTGTCACCGCCATCAACTGGGTGATGTCGCTGTCCTTGTCCTTGCGGTCCCACGCCCACGCGTCGGACAGGTCTCGGCGCTTCGCCGAGATCGCCGACCGGGTCAGTGGTGTCGCGCCGCGGTGTCGCAGGCTCGCGTCCGACTCGGGGTCGGCCATGACGGCGTCATAGAACGCACCGCACGCCTTGGCCAGATCCGTCGCGTTCGACTTCACAACCTCGACGCCCAGGCCCTCGATCGTCGTGATTAGGGACGCCGCAGCCGAATGCCCGTCGATGACCACTGCGCACGGCTTCCACTCGTCGACCAATTCCTTGATGCGGTCAGGTATCCACGCCGTACCCGGCAGCGAGTCGATCGGCTTGCCGCGCACCGCCGGCACCACACCGACATGGAACTTGCCGTCAGCCCGCCGACCACACACGCCGATCGCCGACACCGTCCGGTCCAACTTCACGTACACCCCGAACGCCACCGGATCCAACGGCACCGACAGCGGATCGACCAGGTCGTTCCAGCGTTCCGGCTTGATCAACGCCTCAGCGCCGACGTCGGGCTTATCCCACCAGCCCAACCGTTCCCGACCGAACTCATCCGGCGGGAGCGCGGCCCGCTCGGCAAGGATGTAGTCGATCGTGATGCGCCGCTCAAGCGCCGGGTTCGCCATCCGAACGAAATCCATGTTGTCCATCGCACAACCGTCGACACCCTGATCGTGCGTGCACGCCGCGTCCTCGCAAGAATCCTCCGGGGCGCAGAACTCCAGATACCCCAACCGCGGACTCGTGCCCGCCCGGCCGCGATCACGGATCCCGCGCAACACCTCCGAATCCGCATGACCCGCCGACGAGCCGTACACCACCTGCGGATCCCGCACCGACGACAACGTCGGAAGCAGCGACCCCATATGCACCTTCTTCAGCGCATACGCCTCATCGAGGATGATCTTGTTCCCCGTCAAACCGCGCGCACCGCCATGGGTACGGGCCTTGAACTTCAACCGCTGACCATGCGGACACTCCGCAGACGGCCGCAACTTGATCAGCTCCTTGCCGTTACCCCGCTTGATCCCCGGGTCTTTCCCGAAATCCGGGTCTAGGCGCCGACTCAGCGACGGCGTGCCCTCGATCAGATTCACGATGTCCTCGAACGCCTCATTCGAGGTATCCATCTCGTGCGCCGACCACACCACCAGCCGCTGATCAGTCACGAACAACCAACCCAACGCCGCCATCTGAAACAGCGCCGTCTTCATGTTCTGCCGCGCGCAGATCACCGCGAACTCGAACGCCGCCGAGATCATCGGATCCGGACTGAGCGCGAACAGTGCGTTGAGCGCCAACTCTTGCTCGGGATCCGGCGGCAGGCCCGCCAACGCGGCCAGGTCACACACCTCGGGGCCGAGAGTCTCGACGTAGGTGGGAAAGTGTGCGTAGGCCGGCTTAACCAGCTGCGCGCTTGGCATTCCTACGCTTCCGCAACTCGTCGATCTCATCAGCAACCGGAGCGGAACCAGCACCAGGCGTGTTCGCCACCGCTGCCGACATCACCCGAGAGAGCTCCTTCGACAACGCAGCGATGCCCGTCACCTCGCCAGACATCCGCTTCGCCAGTGCCAGCGCCTGCTGACCCAGCATCGTGTCCAGCTTCCCGGCCGCCTCGAGCTCAGCCTTCGTCGCCTTGACCAGCGAATTGGCCTCGCCATCGCCAGCATCCGTCGGCGCCGACATGTTCCGCTTGTTACTGCGGCACGTCGCACTGCACGTCTTCGCGTCCTTGCGCTTCGCCTCGAAGTCACGCCCACACACATCGCACGTTCGTTGCACGGGTCGCTCCTTCCAGGAGTTGTTGCGCCGCACCACAATTCAGCCGCGTCGGCCTAGTTCAGCAAACAACTATCCGTGCAGAGCTACCCGGGGGAGGGATATAAACTTGCAT